CGGATTGCCGTAGGCGCCGGTCTGGAGATTCAGCCTCGCTTCCTGCCACATCGCTTCTCGATTTGTCGCCAGCGACGCCGCCGTATCGCAGGAGAACAGGAAGTCCGTATTCCAGTACCACTCGCCGTTCGCGTCCTGCTTGAGGAACATATACCGGTCGAATTCGGAATACTTCCGGTCTCCGCGCATATCGTCACGCGCCACGGGACGCGGCTCGTCGGTATACGCCAGCTTAAATTTGAAGATCGCCTCGAACAGAGCGGCATAAGCCGCGTGTTTCATGACGCGCTTGGATTCCAGACGACCGGCGGACTGCTGCGCGGCAAATTCCTTCGCCTTGCCAGAAGTAGCCGTGGTATCGCGTCTGCCCTGGAAGGAATCGGTGATGCCGATGACCTGACGCGCCTGCTCATAGACGTTTTCCAGATACGCCATATCCTGGTCGATGTGGGCATCCGCGTCGAAATTGCGGATCATGTTGGTATCCGCAGGCTTGTCCAGACGGATCACCTTGCCGTCCGCGTCGTCAGCGGGGATCTTCGCGTCTCTCGGCAGCGTCAGATAGGAACCGTTCTTCAGGATCTTGTCGGAGATCGCCGTGGAGATGAACTTGATGGTGTTCTGCTGGTCCTCGATCTTGTCAACGTCAGAATCGCCAAGGAGTTTTCCGAACAGCGACACGTTTTTCTGAAGGATGACCGGGTAGATATCCGGCTTGTAATACGGGATTTTCGTTATTGTCGCTGGGTCGGGTGTGAACGTGCCGTCTTCGTTGGCGATCATCTGCGCACCGGGGATCATCGTGCCGTCCGCCAGCGGGATTGGGTCGATGATCTCCTCATATTCCTCTTCGGCGTCCACGAATTTCGTGCCGCCACAGTTGGGGCAGACGGGCTTCTTCCCGCCCTTGCCCTTCGTACCGTAAGGAAGCACCGCGCCGCAGTTCTTACAGCGCTTCAGCCGCCGCGCCTGATAATCGTCCAGATCCTCCAGCACGGTATCCCGCACCCAGGAGAACAGGCCGATGCCGCCGGTCTCATTCCGATAATAGGCGACGTACTGCGTCACCATATCGTCCGAAGCGGATTCCTCCTCGCCGCCCTTGACCTCCGGCTCCTCCTCGGACTCGTCCTTCACGTCAACGCCGTATTTGCGCTTGATGTAGGCTTTCGTCTGCGGCATCTTCAGGATGATGTAGTCCATATCCTCGATGCCGGTATAAACGCCCGCCTGCGGTACGATCTGCTTCGGATGCACCAGAGAAACCGCCACTTCGCCGATGGTCGTGTGGGTACGGAGGGAGTTATCCCATTCAACCAACCACAGACCGCCGCCCTGGATCGGGACAGTGCGTTCCTGCATGTCGTTGTATTCTTCAAAGCGCATCCGGTCGAGTTCCCCGCGCAGCATATCCTCGATGATCTTCGCCAGATGCTCGTCTTCCTTCCGACGCGGCGTGACCTTCGGCTGCGGTATATTGGAATCGACTTCCGCTTCAATGATCTCGGCGATGATATTGCGGACGTGCGTCGCTTCCTTCAGGACGGTCTTGCCGGTGTGGGCGTTGTGCATGTCCTTGGTTCCCCGGTATAGCTCTTCCCGGTGATCCATGCGCTCCACTTCCGGCGCGTATTCCGTGAAGTTGCGCTCCAACCTCTGCTTCCAGAGATCGAGTTTCTTGTTATCAGCCATTGTATCTCCCCTTAATCAAAGACGGGATCGCCCCATAGCGCCTGCATCGACAGCCGCTGTTCGGATGTCGCGCTGTACCAGTCTTCGATCATGTCCTCGGACCATTTGATGCGCTTCTTCCTCGGCGTACCGCCGGTCTGATTGACTTCCTTCGTCTGCTGCGGACGGATGTAATGGGCAATCGCCAGACTCATCACGCAGTCATCGTGAGCGCCCATCTCAGCCTCGGCCTTCATATCCTCGTTGCGGACGAAGGTCTGCATCTCTTCGAGGGTGTCGCGGTCCACGATGTTTTCCATGTGGTCGCGGGCTTCCGTGACGAGCTGCGCGATCATCACGGGCCGCGTCTGCCGGTCGGTGCGGAATCCGTATGAGTGCCGCATCCGTCCACGGAAATCATCCTCGACCTCGCGGACGTACTGGTTCCGATACCCCAGCCGCTCCAGTTCCTTGACCGGATGCGTGGAGAAGTTGACCTCAACGCCGATCAGCGCCTCGTTGTAATATATACCTAAACAGTATACTTGACGGGCGAATTCGTCCTCGTCGTATTGCGCTCTCAGGACCGCTACCTGTTCGCCTGTCCTGTTATCCAATACTTGCGCCACGAAGAAATCCGAACCGTCGCCCGACGTATCGGCTCCTATCACATAAGGGACACCCGGCTCCGGCTCCTTGTAGATGCGCAAGGCTCCGTACCCCGTATCCTCCAGACGGCACTCGGAGATCCGCAGGCCGTCGTAGTCGTAATCAAACGTTCCTTCGATCTTCGGCTGGATATTCAGGTCCAGCTGGGCTTTGATCGCCGCGCCGTTGAATACCGTCTTGCCGGTCACGCCCCACTCGCCCATGCAGTAGACGGCGTAGTGGTACGGGTCGGTATCCTTGTACGCTTCCAGCACCTTGGCGTTGGCTTCCGAAAGGAACCGGTTGTCCTTATAAGTGGACCGATGCGTCACGACATCGGGATTCGGCGTGTCGAAAAAACGACGCTTGAGCCAGTGCATGATGCTGATCGGGTTGAACGAGATAATGATCTGCTGGTAATAGTCCGATTTGTCACGCAGTCTTCGGTCGAGCTCCAAAAAGTCTTCCTCGTCCAGCTCCGACGCTTCCTCGATCCAGATCGACGTGATGCGGTAAATCGACTTCAGCTTTTCCGGGTCGTCCAGTCCGGCGAAGATAATCGTCGATTCCGTATCCTCGATGTTGATGACCAGATCGCCCTTGTTGCTGGTCCATTTGATCTGCGGGTAATACTGGTTAAGCTGACCGCAAAGCTGGGCAAAGCAGGAATCCCGCAGCGTCCTCGCAACCTTTCGGCAGACAAGGATTCGATGCCCCTTCTCGGTGGTGCATCTTTCCAGTATCTTCCTGCCCGCGAAGATGGACTTGCCGGAACCCGCGCCGCCCATGAGTACCAGATACCGCGCTTCGCAGAAGTACAGCGGGAGGAACGTCTGGTTGTTCGTTTCAACCATGTTGTTCCACCATTCGGCGACAGCGTATTCCCGTTCAACATCGGCCTCTGCGGCGTAGTTCCGCTTCCACGGCGGCAGTTCGTTCTTCTGGATCTCCTTGCGGCGCTTCAGCTCGGCTCTTGCTTTCCGCAGGATCTCCTCCCGGCTCAGTTTCGACTGAGGGGCATCTTCCTCCTGCTCCTCCTCGATCTGGGACGCGGTGAAATCCAGCGCTTCGCGCTCCTTCGTCGATAGGCCACGGTGCGCCTCCTGCTCGATGCGTTCGGCTTCCGTCTTCGGCTTCGGAGGCCGTCCTCTTCTGGGAGCCTTGGCAGGCTCCGTCGTCTTAACCTTAGGCATCGGTCATATCCTCCGCCTCGATGTCCACCACGACAGGCGGCTTCGCCTGCTGCTGCATCAGGAGCGCCATTGTCTTCTGCGCCTCCAGCATGGAAGCGTTCGCCTTCTCGATCACTTTGAGCTTTTCCGACAGCGGCAGCGCCTTCGCCATCGTCTCGCGGGTGTCCTTGCCCAGCTCGAATTCCTTCTTCGTGCGCCAACCGAAGCGATTGTCAAGGGCGTATTGAATGCCGTCCGTCCGGTTCTTCGACGAAACAAGCTCCTGTTCGTACCGGTTCTCGATGCGCAGGAAAGCCTCGTCCAGGATAGGCCCGTATTCCGGGAGCTTGGACCATTCCTCCAGCGTCTTTACACTCGCGCTCACTTCCAGCCCAAGCCCCGACATCGACGGGATCCCGTCTTCCTTATCAACCTTGTCGAAGTACCGGTTCACCGCCTTCTGCAAGTCCTCCGGTCTCCCGTAGGTCTTCAGGGCGGAGTACTTGAAACCCACAGCTGCCTCCTGTTATTTACGAATCGGATGCGTCGCTCGCGTCATAAACGTGGATCTCCGCTTCCTTCCTGTATGCCAGACGGATGTAAGAGGCTCCGGTTATATCGGCTGTATATTGGGCGGAACGTGTGGTATTGGCTATAGTCTTCTTCATTTTCATGGAGTCCCATTCTTTGTTGTCATCGTATGCATGAACGCGAAGATACCAGGTGCCCACATCCTTGGCGATTTCCATATCCACCTCTACGGAGGTGATGCCTGTCACGGGTATATAATCCGTTCGCTTATAATTGGTGGATGACGACTCCGAGCCAGAGTCACCGATCGTTCCCGATTCCACAGCTACGCCGTCCATCAGGTCCTTCGGGCCGCTCTCCAGATAATCGTTCCAGAAGGTCTCCTCGCGGCTCACAGGCACAGGCACTTCCACGTCTCCTCCGCCAGCTTTGTACAAGTACATCTCCAGCCTGGACGCGGGAGTCGGCACCGCTACGTCCTCCCCGCAGATCTTCGCCAGATACGTCTCATACCGGTTCCGAGGCGCACTCGGGATCGTCACGTCAGCACCGGCGATCTTCGCCAGATACTTCGTCTCCCGCGTCAGCGCTTCGGGCAGCACTATGGTATTGTCAGACAGCGCCGCAAGGAATTGCTCCCTGTAGCTGTACGGTGTAAGACTCATGTCACGTCCTCTTTTCCAATGCGTCTACCCGTACTTCCAGCCGGGCAATGTCCTTTGCCATCTTGATGTACTGCTCGTCCACTTTGTCCATCTTTGCGCTCAGATTATGGACCTGCTCGGATATATTCGTCAGCATCGTCTGCATCGTGCCGTCTGTCTTCCCCTGCTGGCGGGATGCCGTCGTGCGGCCCACAAAGAAAGTAGCGACACTTAATGCGATGCCCAGAAGTGAAATTATCAGGCTGTAATCATTCATCTGTCCACCGTCTCGCCTTTCTTCTTCTCAAGCCACGCCTCGAAGTCCGCGTGTTCCCCATGATCCGGGAACCGCTTCGCTTCCGCCTTGTATCCGTGAGTCTGCGTGGAGCCGCCGATCTGCTCCGATATATGGTCCACCATCGACGGGGATACCTGTAGAATCTTTACGCCCGGCTTCTTCTCCATCAGAAACACCTTGAAGAACAGGTCGTCTCCTTCGCCTCTCTCCCTGTATCTGGAAAGAGGACCTTCGCTGCCAGCTCCGGCGAAGTACCACTCCGCGCATTCACCGGCATCCTTGTCCCGGACCCTGATGCACTGAAAAGACCACCACATGTCCTCCGGCTTTACCATACCGCCTCCGTAGGCGTTTCCGCGCAGCCGTCTCCCGCCGTCTCTCCTGCCGCCTCGGAATCCGCATACCACTTCGGCTTCCGAATCCTCCAGCGCCTTGATCCGCTCCGCAAAGTCCGCCGCAGGCAATACGTCATCCTGTAAGTGCCATGTCGCACCGCTGTCGTGAGCACCGCACCACGCAAAGCCCTTCATGCAGGATTTCAGATTCCCCAGCCCCGATGTGTCTTCCCATATCTCAATGTCCTTCAGCCGGATCTTCTGCTCCCGCAGCTTCGGTACAAGATACCCCTTTACATACCACATCCGCTGAGGACAAGCGTGTATCATGATACGCATTCCTGCGTTTCCTCCAGTTCCTGTCGCCTGCGCCGGGAGTCGGACCCGGCCCCCTCAGTCCCTCTGTCGTGAGGCGCTCGCTCCCGCCGAGTTTCGCAGGCATAGTTAAAGGCCCCTCCCAGCTTGCATTACGCCTCGGGCCGGGAAGAGCCTCACACACGGAATGTTGTAATTCCTTCAGCCTGTATTATACCATAAATAGTATTGGTCTTTCAAGGTCATCCTATAAATATTTTTTATGGGTACCCTTTTCCAAGGTACTACCCTTTCCTTAGAAGCAACACCCCCTCTCCCCCCTACCCCCTATAGGCTTTCACCTATGGGAGTTGAGAAGGGATGGGTAATTCTATGGGGTTCCCCACCCCGCTCC